GGGCCGAATCCCGTCGGGAACCGACAGAACCCCTAGGGTCAATGGAAGACACGATGAAGCAGGTGCTGGAGAACCGCCGGCGCCGAGTCAACTAACCCTTTTGGAGAACTGAAAAATGGCTTCCCCGAACAGCACTTTTACGGAACTGGTCACCACGACCTTCCGTAAGCACCGCAAGGAAATCAAGGACAACCTTTCGAACCGCAACGCACTGCTGAAGTGGGTGCGTGATCGCGGCAACATGACTACGCAGGGCGATGGCGGCCTGTCGATTGTCGAGCCGCTGGACTATGCGGCGAACTCGACCTACCAGCGTTACAGCGACTGGGACACCCTGAATATCTCGGCGTCCGATGTTATTTCGGCTGCTGAATTCCAGTGGCGTCAGATTGCGCTGAATGTCGTGGCTTCGGGCCGCGAACTGCGCATCAACAACGGCGACAGCCGGATCATCAATCTAGCAAAGAGCCGCGTGAAGAACGCGATCCGTACCTTCAACAACAACTTCTCGTCCGATATGTACTCGGCGGGCACGCTGACGAACCAGATCAACGGCCTGCAGGCGCTGGTTGCTGATGTGGGCACTGGCACCGTCGGCGGCATCGACTCGTCGTCGTTTGCCTTCTGGCAGAACACCGTGATTGACGCTTCCAACCTGTCGGTTACGCCGTCTGCGACGACCATCGAAGGCGACCTGATGCTGCCGGCTTGGCTGGCGACGGATCGTGGCCCGGATGACTGCGTTGACCTGATCGTGGCCGATAACCTGTACTACTCGTACTTCGAGAAGTCGCAGGTGTCGTTCAAGCAGTACAACGACACGCAGGACGGCGGTGCTGGCTTCAACAGCCTGCGCTACAAGAAAGCCCGCGTGGTGTACGACGGCAACTCGGGTATCCCGGCTGCTCATATGTACTTCCTCAACACCAACTATCTGAAGCTGGTTTCGCACCCCGATGCCGACCTGACCGTGATGGACGAAATGCGTCCGATCAATCAGGACGGTGCCGTGACGCAGATCCTGTGGATGGGAAATCTCACGATTTCCAACCGCAAGCTCCAGGCCGTGGTTGTCGCTTAAGTACCGGCATAACAGGAGAATCAAGAAATGTTTGCACCTATCAATTTTGCCGGCGCGACCCCGTTTAACGACTGGTTCCTGCCGGATACGACTCAGCGCCATCCTCTCGGCTATCAGGTCGAAGCGGTGGATCCGTACTGGGGCTATGGCCTGTTCCAGTACATCAAGAGCAACGATGCGATCCTGAAGGGTTCGCTGGTGATTGTCGGTACGTTCCCGACGTTCCTCGGAACGCTGCTGCCCAACACGGCGTCACTCGGCGCCCCGTTTGGAGTTGCGATGGCTCCGATGGCTTCCGGTACTTATGGCTGGATCCAGATCGTCGGTTGCGCGGTCTACAAGACCAACGCTACCGTCGCTGCGGATGCCGCTGTAGGTATTGGCGCTGCCGGTATCATTGGCGCGTACAGCACGCTGAAGGGCATGGTCAACGTCCATAACCTGAAGGCTGCTACCGCGACGACCACGTTCACCGCCAACACGACAAACGGAACCGGCGTTGTTGTTGTTCCGGGCGGCTACGATGGCGCGTTCCTTGGCATGGCGCTGTCGGGTACGGGTATCCCGGCCTCTACCGTGGTTGCCAAGCTGGACCCGGATGGCAAGACCATTTACACCGGATCGGCCATCGGTACGCTGGGCGACAAGAACTCGACGGCAACTGGCACGATCACGCTGACCGGCACTTACACCGGCTACGGCGCTGGTTATATCCAGTTCCCGTCCACTTCTTCGGCAGTGGCGTAAAGTACAGGGCGCCGGCATCCCGTCGGCGCCCTTTTCTAAGGAGGACTCATGAGCGTAGTGGGAGCAGTCGCAGAACGGTCCGACAGGCCGGCATATGTGCGATTTGAAAACAGGGTAATTGAGGACAAGCAGGCGTCTCTCAAGCAAGGGCAGTTCATTGGCAAGAACGTGCATTTCGCAAAAATCACGCCGCCATATTCCAAAGACTGCATGGACATCAAGGTCGAGCAGTGGAAGATGAATTTGGAGGCTGACGTTCGCGAAGGGCGCATTCCGAAGGAGTGGGTAGACAACTACATTGCTCAGTATGAAGCGTGGAAGAACGGGCAGGAACTCCCTCCCGTTGGCACGGCTATCAGGGGTTGGGGAGTTATCTCCCCAGCCATGCAGGAAACGTTGATCCGCATGAATATCCTCACTGTTGAGGATCTTGCTGCGGTGAATGACGAGGGCATTCGTCGCATTGGCATGGGATCGCTGGACCTGAAGAACAAAGCTGTAGCTTGGCTGCAGCAGATGAAGGACAAGGGACCTCTGACAATGGAGGTTTCTGCCCTGAAGAACGAGAACGATAGCCTGAAGACTCAGGTTTCAAACCTGTCTGCTCAGGTTGAAAAGTTGATTGGAATGGTAGGCAAAGAACAGCTTGCCGTTGTTGAAGTGCCCGGAAACAGCATTTCGGCGGACGACATCCTGCCGGAGAGCGAGCCTGTGAAGCGCAAGAAATAAACAAAGGAGCCAAGGGTGAACGCCCTAGAAGTAATTCAACGCGCCGCAAACGCCCTTGGCATTCCTGAACCGTCCTCTGCTCTTGCCAGCACTCAGGACGACATCATTCAGCTTGTTGAACTGCTGAATCAGGAAGGACGTTCGCTTTCCTCGCGGTATGATTGGCAGAATCTTACCTACGAAGCTACGTTCACAACTCTGGCTGCTGAGTCACAGGGTACGCTTGCCAGCATCATTGGCGCTACGCAGGAACTGCGTCATATCGTCAATGACACCATTTGGAACCGTACCACGCAGCTTCCGATCCTGGGACCAAACTCCAAGCCGGAGTGGCAGGCTCGCAAGGCGTTGGCACTGACTGGCCCGTATCCCGAGTACCGCATCCGTGGCAACACGCTGCGGTTTTACCCAACTCCACCTGCTGGAGAGACGTGCTATTTTGAGTACGTCAGCAGCATGTGGCTGACGGATTCTACTGGGGCGACGTACCGGCGCAATCTGGCTTCCGATACTGACGTGTTCCTGCTGGATGACGAAATCCTATTAGCAGGGCTTGAATGGCGATTCCTGCGCAAGAAGGGTCTGTCGTATGCGGAGGAATTTGCGTCTTACGAAGCTCTTGTACAGCAGGCCATCAGTCGTGATGGAACAAAACCAATCCTGTCAATGGATGGAGAATCACGGAAGTATCGGTACGGAACTTTCATTCCTGTTGGGAGTTGGGATCTGTGACTGTCTCTGAGGAACGTGACGAGCTGGAGCGTATGCTGCGCAAGGTTTGCCGTAGTGGCGTGACTCTGCCTAATGACGTTGCAGTGTGGTGGGCAGTCAAGCAGCAGCAGATTGCTCAGGAAGATGCCGCCAAGGAGGCGCGTCGCCAACAGAAAGTCGCTGACTTGACCACTCGCATTGCATCCTTGCAGGCTCAGTTGGACGCGCTCTCATGATGCGTCAACCGCAGGAAGTTAAGGTACGTCCGGGGGCGCAGAAGTCCGCCTCTACGTCAATTCCTGCGCCTATTGGCGGACTGAATGCGCGGGATTCCGTTGCCAACATGTCGGCTCAAGATGCCGTCAAGCTGGAGAACTGGTTCCCAAAGACCACTAGCGTCGATATTCGAAATGGATACACGTCATGGAATACGTTCACCGGAACTTGCCAGTCCATCCTTGTGTATACCAGCGGCAGCGCGACCAAGATATTCCCCTGCGTCAAGAACGGATCCACCTACAGTATTTTTGACGGCAGCAGTGCCGGGGCGTTGTCGTCTCCAGTCGTCGGAGGCAGCGGTCCTACAGTGGCTGCAGTAACGAGCACTCGCTATGACTATGTTAACTTCGGCACGACCGGTGGGCAGTTCCTGAGCGTCGTTAATGGCGCTGATGTCCCCCTGCAGTATGACGGCACGACATGGGCTCAATCGACCATGACTGGCGGAACTCCCGCCAATCTGTTCACTGTAGGCGTCTACAGTAGCCGGCTGTGGTACTTGCAGAAGAACTCGATGAATGCTTGGTATCAAGTCACGTCGGCCATTACAGGCGCTCTGACGCAGCTTAACCTTGGCATGATTTTCAAGCTCGGGGGCTACCTGAACTCGATCATCACAGTCACTGATGCGTCCAATACGCTCAATGACTATGTGGCGTTTTTGTCGAGTGAGGGGGAGGTTGTCGCCTACACCGGTGATCCTGCAGGTACGTTTACCCGTGTCGCCCAGTTCCGTATTGGTCGCCCGGTGATTACGGGTAACCGATGCTGGACCAAATGGGGCGCCGATGCGTTGGTGCTGTGCGCTGATGGCGTGTACCCGCTTCGGAAAGCCATTCAGGACAACTCTCGTGATAGTGGACTTGCGGTATCGGACAAGATTCGCAACCTGATCAACGGCGACCTTTCCATACACGGTGCAAAGTATGGATGGTGCCTGACTGTTCACCCGACGGGAGCAAAGCTGATTGTGAACGTTCCTACTGCGGAAGACTCTGCGGCCTATCAGTACGTCATGAACACGCAGACTGGAGCATGGTGCAAGTTCACGGGCTGGAATTCATTCTGCTTTGAAACTGCTCGCGACACGCTGTACTACGGCGGATCCGGCGTCATGGTCAAGGCAGATACTGGTACGGAAGATGGCAGCGCCGCTATCACGGCTGATGCGCGGCAGGCATACAACTACTTTGGCGTTCGTGGCCGTACCAAGCACATGAAGATGCTCCGTCCGATCATGGGTACGGATGGAGAGTTCCAGTTCCATATCGACGTAGATACCGACTATGGCGAGAAAGACCTATCCACACTGTACACGGTGGCTGGAGGCGGTGGAGATCCTTGGGGCGGAGTTTGGGACGTAGCCTGGGCCGGCGCAGTAACGCCTCAGAATCGCTGGTATTCAGCCAATGGGATTGGGCACGCCATTGCTATTCGCGCCAAAGCTCGCGTGGATGCGGTAAGCCTTACATGGTCAGCTACCGATTGCGTGTACGAAGTCGGCGGAGTGCTGGCATGAGGTTCGTGTACGACAAGGACGCCTGCGCAGAATTTGCGGCCCGCATTCTCACGGAAGGGAAGAACTGGGGGCCTTGGTTTCAGTGCGTTGGCCTTGAGCGCGAAGGAAAGATCGTTGCCGTGGCTGTGTTCAATGACTACACGGGCGATAATGTCGAGATCACGGTAGCCTCTGAAGGTCGCTGGGCATTTCGAGGCGTGATCCGTCGCGCAATGGACTATGCGTTCAAGGAACTTGGCTGCAAGCGCATTACGGCACATATCCGACAGTCCAACCATCGTGCGCTGTCAGCTGCTCACCGAGTTGGATTCAAGCAGGAAGGCCGCGCACGAAAGTGGTTTGGAAATGAAGATGCGATCATTCTCGGGTTGTTGCCCGATGAGGTATTACTGTGAAGGCACCTAAGGCACCTACCCCTCCTGATCCGAATGTTCAGGCAGCGGCACAAACCCAGTCCAACCGGGACACGGCGACATACAACAATGCCATTGAACATGGCAATACCTACACGCCACTGGGAAGTTCTACCTATACAGGCCGAGTAGATCCGGTGACTGGCGCGACCGTCTATGACCAGACGGTATCTCTGGATCCTGCACAGCAGGCGCTTTTGGATACCCAAAACCAGCAGGATTTGGCACTGGGGCAAACGGGCAACTCTCTGCTGGGACAGATCAACGACACCATTGGACGGCCCATGGATACCAGCGGCCTTCCAGGCTTGATGGGGGCTGTGAACTTCCAGCAGTTGAACGGAAATGCGGGGCAGATTGACCAGTTGAACGTCAATGGACCAGGAATTCAGGGGACGTTGGATACCAACGGACTTCCTCAACTGTACGGCGCTGAGAACCTGATGGGTGCCCGCAATCAGGTATCCGATGCGCTGTACCGCCAGCAGTCGTCCTATCTAGACCCGCAGTACCAGCAACAGGATCAGGCACTGCGGACGGAACTCGCCAACAAGGGCGTGGCGGAGGGCAGCGAAGCATGGAACCGCATGACGGGAGACTTTAACCGAAACAAGTCATTCGACTATGCCCGTGCTAGAGACTCGGCCATTACGGGATCTGGCGCTGAACTGAGCAGACTGGCTCAGATTGCTCAGGCTAACCGTGGGCAGTTGTTTGGCGAGAAACAAGTTGCTGGCAACTTCCAGAATGACGCACAGCAGCAGGCGCTATCTCAGGCATTGGCTCAGGCTGGATTTGGCAATGACGCTAGATTGGCGAATGCCAGTTTTGCCAATGACGCAATGAGTCAGAACAACGCCAATGCGTTTGGCGCTGCTCAGTTCCAGAACGCGGCTCGCGGGCAGGGACTGAATGAAGCGTATGCGGCACGGGCTGAACCGCTCAACATGTTCTCGGCACTGCGCGGGGCTACTCAGGTGGATGTGCCGCAGTTTGAGGCGGCGCAGAACTCTGTCACCAATCCTGCCGACATTGGCGGGTATATGGGACAGAACTACCAGAATCAGCTTGCTGCGTATCAGGCAAAGATGGCTAGCAAGAATTCCGTGCTTAGTGGACTTATGGGTCTTGGTTCATCTGCTATTAGTTCCTACCTCGGGAAGAAGTAGAAATGAGCATTAAAGACATCCTTGGATTTGAGTTGTTCAATGGGAAGCACATCCTCAAAGACCTTGGAAAGCATCCATGGCGAGCTGTTACCGGAATTGATCCATTAAGCACTGGCGCTTGGAACAAGGTTTTGGGACGCCATGACCAGCCGCTTGTTGATCAGATGGGTGGCGCGTATGGCGGCCACGTAATCTCTGCATTTGGTAACAAAGACGGCGGCGTATATGCGGATGCTCAAAAGGCCGGGATAGATACAAAGTCTGGTGGGCAGATGCAGGATGCCGCGCATGTGATTGCGGCGTTGATTGCTGGAAACTACCTTCAGGGGAAGTTGCCAACTCAGGAAGGAAACAACGGGTTTAACTTCCAGCAGGGATCCATTGGCGGGCGACAGCAGCAGCCTGAACAGCAGCCTATTGTCCCAGATCAAATGGTATCTATCCCTCAGACACAGCCAATGACCGCTCCAAAAGCTGCTCCTGTCGTGAACAGCAAAAAAGAGTTCAGAATGGTAGGCACTCCTACCGGCCTCATGAGAATAGGGCAGTGGAACCGATATGGCTAACACCCGCACAGTCCAAGTAGTCACCAAGAAAGCAGCGTCTCCCGCATACGAAGACGCAGCCCGCCAACGTGCGCTCGCAAATGCGCTGCAACAACGTGCGATGGCCCCGCGTGACATGTCTAACCTGCAGGGTAAAGACCCGTATCTCGCTGGCCTGACTCAGCTTGGCGAGGCGTTGCTTGCTCGTTATGCGGGGAAGAATGCGACTAAGGCGGAGGCTGGGGCGGACAGTCAGATGCGCGACGTGAACGCACAGGCTATAGAGAAGCTGGCCGGCGCATACCAGATAGAAGGACTGGATGGCGAGCCTGCAACTCCACTGCTTGGAGGCTCTCTGCCTGGAAACCAGATCGACACTGCGCTCAAGGGAATGGACCCTCGACAGGCCAACCAGATTGTGTCGCAGGCGTTGCTGGCTAAGGCGATGCCGCAAGCTCCTGAGCCGTATACCTTGGGAGAGGGGCAGCGTAGATATGTTGGTAGTCAGATGGTGGCTGAGAATCCCAAGCCTGCTGCTGACAAGCCTTCCGGAACTTGGAAGGTTTATAGCCAGCCGCTGCCAGATGGCAAGGTGCAGGACTACTCGTACAACGACTCGACTAACGATTGGGTCGCAAAGGGCGAGCCGTACAAGCCAATTGACAAAACTCCCAATGGCTCTGGTAGTGCTGCGGCACCAAGATTGACACAGATTGTGGACCCCAATAATCCTGATAGGATTTTGGTTGTTGATGCAACTACAAATCGCGTCCTTGGGCAAGCGCCCAAAGAATCTCCTTGGACTCAGCGCGATGCTACTCGCAGGTTTTCTGCTCAGGGGCTTAACGATGCTTTTAACAAGGCAGAGGAAGTGCTTTCAAAGGGCGATCCAACTGCTAGCGGCATTGGCGCACTGGCGGACTCATTCCTCAACTTCTTTGGAAAAAGCACTTCATCTGCAGAGGCTGCATCAGATCTTGATACGCTTGGCGCATTTTTGCTCACCAAGGTTCCAAAGTTGAAGGGCGCAGACTCCGAAAAGGACCGAGCCAATTACGAAATGCAGGTTGGTAAGGTTGGGGACAGGACTAAGCCTGTAGAGCAGAGACTGACTGCTCTTAAAGCGGCTAGGAACATACTTGGGAAATATGATATTGGCGGCCAACCCACTTCTACCAACTCCGCCTCTATCCCATCATTCGCAACTGAGGCTGAAGCGCAGGCTGCTGGCATTAAGCCGGGGACAAAAGTGGTTATCGGCGGCGTACCGGGGACGTGGCAGTAATGCCGTTCATTCCAGACAAGCCGGCTGCTAGCGGCAGGTTTGTACCTGATGCACAGCCCGCCGCTGCTCCAGCCCCCGTCGCCGAACCCTCCTTCATGGACCGGGTGATGGCGGATTTGAAGGCGTTTGGTCGTACTGCTTTAGGCGCTGCAGATGCAGCTTATTCTGGCGCATCCAATGTCATTGTTGGCGGAATGATTGGAGGGGCGGCTGGACTTGGCGCCAGGGCTACTGGTAATGATCCTGCAAAGGCGCATGAGTGGGTAAACGAAAACCTTGTTTACCACCCTCAGACAGAAGTTGGGAATCAAATAGGGAACACTGTAAAGCAGGGATTGTCTCCAATTGGGACTGCTTTTCGTGCAGTAGACAAGACCATTGGGGATGTTGCTGGTCCTAATGTTCAGAATTTTGTCCGTAGTGCCGCTGGGACAGCTTCTGATATAGCTGGAGTTGCTCCATTAGCTGGAGCTACTGTTTCTGCAGTTAGGGCCGCAAACATCCCTAAAGCGCTGTTGGTCGCTAGGGCGCCGGATGAAATTGCCCGTGAAGCCGGATTCAAGGTTAGGCCTTCGGATGTCAGAAACGTAACTGGGGCCGCAGAACAGCCAAGTGTTCTAGCTAGGGCAGTAGAAACAATTGGCGGGAATAACAGCGCAATGCGTGCTGACTTTGTTCGCACCAACAAGGCTCGCGTGAACGACATTGCGGCTCAGGATATTGGTCTTCCCAGCGGAACTCCTCTTAACAAACAAACGCTAGCAAAGGCTGAAGATCCTCACGCTGCCGTTTATGAACAGGTAAAGAAAGCAGTCGGTGACACCCCCTTAGACGACCAGTTCATCAGAGACGTATTAAGCATTGGGCGCGGGAATGCAAGCGTTCTTCCTGTCCCAAACTCTGTAAAGGCAGTTCAGGAGCAGGTACTTTCAGTTGAGAAGATGAATGGCAACCAGCTTGTTGACACTATCAGTGACCTTCGCAATAGAGGGTGGAAAGAGTTTAACTCCGAAGACGCTGATATAGCTGCTGCAGGCAATGCCCGGCTGGACATTGCTAATGCTTTGGAAAGGCGCCTTGATAGAGCAGTGCAGGCCTCTGCGCCAGAACTTGCAGGGAAGTATCAGGCTGCGCGTGTTGGATTTGCAAAGATCAATACCGTCCGCAGGGCGATAGAAGGCGGAGACGTAAATCCGCAGATACTTAGAGATGCGGCTGCAAAGACTGACGCCATCGACGGTGGGCTTAAGATCATTGCCGACACGGCAACCAATTTTCCCAAGGTCATGCAGCGTGATGTTCCTGAAGTGCAGCATTCAGGATTTGACAACATCCTTGCGTATGGATCTTTGGGGGCTGTTCCTTTGGCAAAGGCTATTGCCAGAAAATCAGTTTCAGCCACACGCGGAGAGGCAACTAATCCTCAGTTTGGTCTTGGAACTTCTCTGGCCGACTATTACACCAGGGGATATGACCAAAAAGGCATTTTTGCTCCGCGTGGACCTTTAGAAAATCCACGTAGTTTGTTGCCTGCTCCTAGCCAAGTTCCTTTGCGGACACCGAATCAAGGTCTGAATCCTGCCGATCAGGTTCGATCTGGAGTTCATCCAGGTGAACCGAAGTACACGCCGCCGACGTTGGCGCTTCCTCCGCCATCCAAAGCGTCTCCAAAGCCTGCTCAGGCTCCGGATGCTTCTACACTTGGCCCATCTAATAATCGCGCCGCTATGGACCATCCTGGATACGCTGGAGAATGGAAGCAAGGCGAATCAGAATTGACGCTTGCGCCAGATGTTCCAATGCCTGTCAAAAGAGACATTGGGGATGTCCCGCTGCACGATGTTTTGATTGGCGGGAAGAAAATTGGGACAGATAATGTTGAGCGTGCTTTGAGACTTTATATCGAAGAACGCACTCCAAAAGGCCCGACTCCGTTGAAAGCAGACCCTTCTAATGCTGCTAGAGGCGAAGCGTTGGCTCGAATACTTGAAGGGTACAAGCGCGGTAACAAAGACCGCACTCTGCAGCAACTTGCAAAGGCAGTGGAAGACGCTGCAAAGAAGGAGAAAAAGTAATGGCTTTCAACGGTTCCGGCGTACCGTCAGCCCTTGCTTCGTCTCTTTCCTGTCTTTATGGCGGATATGTGAGGCTGAGTAACGCCGTATCGAGCAGCAAGAACGGATCCGCTTTCGTTGGATTTAAGTATTTCGTCTCGCTGCTTTTTTGTCAGGCGACCATTCGGATGCTGGTATCCAAATGGCATTCTATTCTTATGAGCCGCATCTCTGAGATTGTCTCCTGGAGTACCAAGAAACAAATGCTTTGGGTTTACGCATGGAGGGTTGTCGCAGTGATGGCAAACAAACAGCCCTTCAGGTATAGGCCCGATATGCAGTTCATAAGAAAACCTGTGGGCGAATTTGGACTTATGCCGCTGTACTGCAATTATCCCGTATCCCCATTCATGCGTACTTCCAGTCCAAACCCAGCATCCAGAATCAGAAACTTTGTATCTGGATTTAAATGCTTCTTCCACATTCAAAATAGAATGTTTGGAAAGCTGCCCATTTTTCCTAAATCTGTGGTAATGCGTTTTGCACAAGCGTCTAGCAAGCGCTGGCTCGCCGCATTCAGTGCATTTAACCTGTCCTGCTCGAAAAGGCATGGGCGCATTATAAGCCTTGAGGCTGGAGGATACAACTTTGCCATTTAACGGATCAGGGACGTTCTCCCTAACCTACAACTGGGTCACAGAACAGGCTTCGTCTCCCATCGAGATATCGAAGCTAGATGGCCAAGAATCCGACATCGCAGCCGGCCTCTCCAACTGCATCCTCCGCGACGGCACCGGCGTACCCACGTCAGCGACGCCGTGGAATAGCCAGAACCTGACGGGCGTTGGTTCGCTGACGGCTGTTAGCGGGACGTTTAGTGGTGCCGTGTCCGCAACTAGCACGGTCACTGGCTCTGCGCTGGTTCCGTCTAGCTCGGCGGTGCCTACAAATGGCGTGTATCTGCCGGCTGCGAATACCGTAGGAGTCGCATCAAACACAACGCTGCGGGCGTCTGTAAATAGCACGGGAAACTGGACGTTTGCTGCGCCGAGTAGTGGGACGGCGCTTCAGGTTTCTTCTGCATCCGGCGCTACGGGCATCAATGTAACAGAAGCGTCTGTACCAAAGATTTCCCTGACTTCTTCTGTCGAGAGGGCATTTTTCCAATACACGGAAAGCACTTCGACAGCTCGCATTGATAGTGACGGTATTCTAGAGCTGGCGTCCAATAACGCAGCCCGATTGTCTATTGCTTCTGCCGGCAACCTCACCGCCAACGCACCGAGCAGCGGTAACACGCTGACGATCAACCAGGTTGGCAGCACTCCCGGTATACGTATCACGAACGGTTCCGGCGACCTGACGTTCCTCGCTACTGGCGGCCAGTCGGTCATCAACACCCCGGGCGCGTGGGGACTCGACCTCCAGACGAATAGCTCGACACGTATCGGACTCGCCGCAGCGGGCAACGTCACAATCAACGCGCCGAGTAGTGGGGCTACTCTAGCAATCAACGGGCTGACTGGAACCGTTGCTTTCAGTAGCAGACTTACCGGGGCAACGAATAACCCCGGTTTGTTTGTTACTCACACGGAGTCTACTAGCGTAACCGACCTAAACGCTTCTGGCTCCACCAGCGGCAGCATGACTCTATCTACTGCCGGAACATCTCGCGTATCAATTGGAAGTTCTGGAAACATCACGGTCAGCGCGCCGAGTAGCGGGACGACTTTGGCGGTTACTGGGGTTGCTTCTGGAAACGCGCAAACGTGGACGGACGGCACAGAAACTGTGTACCTGACAAGTCTTGGCGCTGGAAATGGGTATAAGTTTGGGACCACTACTAATCACAAGCTAGAGCTTTACACAAACGACACGTCTCGCGTTGTAGTAGCTGCCGCCGGAAACGTAACGATCAACGCTCCCTCGTCCGGCGTCGCTCTTGCAGTATCCGGCGTTTCCGGAACGCATTCTGCAACCATCTCAGACGCTGCCGCAACGTCAGGCTTCAAGGTCGGATATCTCAACATCCCACAGAACGCTCAAACCGGGAACTACACTCTGGTTCTGGCTGATGCCGGCAAGCACATCTACCATGCGGCAGGCGCTGGAGCCGGAGACACGTATACGATTCCTGCGAATGGATCTGTTGCCTACGACATTGGAACTGCTATCACGTTCATAAACCGTGATACGACAAACGCAGTCAGCATCGCAATCACGACAGATACTCTGACTCTGGCCGGGACTGGATCTACCGGAACGCGCTCACTTGCGGCATACGGAGTTGCTACTGCTATCAAGGTCACCAGTACGGAATGGATGATCTCTGGAACCGGGCTGTCGTAATGTCAGGCATTCACCAAATGATGCTGCTTGGCGGTGGAAGGATAGTAAGCCCTTTCACCGCATGGGCTGTTGGAGCAGATGCAATAGCTGGTAACAATGCTACTGCCACGCTGACCATCAATACGGATGGTACGGTGACTGGTGTTGGCACGCCGGCAAATACGGGGACTCCTGGAACTGCCAACTGGTTCTCACCGACTTCTACGGGAATAGGGAGCGTCTACTGGGTAAGGTTTACGGCTACCACTGGGACGTTCACCACAAACGGAGCATCTACATTTACTCAGATATCCTCTGCTCTGTCGGTAACCAAAGCGGCCACTACGCTATCAGGGTCGGTGGCATTCACGATTGAGATAGCTTCCGACTCTGGAGGATCTAACATTGTGTTTACGTCCACCAGCAACACCCTCAGCTACGATCACACGCTATGAAAATCCTCTACGCAATGACCGTGGCTCTGGTGTACCAAGTTGCTACTAACCCATTCGTACTGTCGGCAATTCTGTTGCTTGCAGGCCTGTGGGGATGGGCAGCAGCAGTTCTTGCCACATGGACCGCTCTTAACATATTGGCAGTCTGCATAGCCAGATGGACGTATTCCCGTGTCGGCGGCGGGCGCATCTTCACTTGCCCGGACTGGTTGTTTATCCTCGGGAATGAGCAGGAAGGCTATCTCCCTCCATGGTATGTCGAGCGTCGCAAGGGGTGGCCGTGGTGGCTGATTGCGTTTGAATGGGTATGGTGGCGCAACAAGGCTAGGAACTTGCCGTTCGTGTCGTGGCTCAAGTGGCTGCACGTTCCGAAAGGCGAACTGGTAACCACGGCACAGAAGTTGTTGGGCGCTGACATCAGGATCCGTCAGCGCGGATGGATGGTGGAAGTTGAATACTTCACGGCGACCCGATTTGGCGACTTTGGACCCCGGCTCGATCATCCCGACGAGTGGGGAGGCGTATCTTGGGCATTCAGACCGTGGGGTAAATTGTGAACGATGTATCGAGAGACTTGGGCCGGCATGACGCTGACATTGACACGCTCAAAAAGGACATGGGCGATGTCAAGAGTGCGTTAGGGCGCATTGAAGCAACGCTTCACGAAACCAAGGGCGGCGTTAGAACGCTGCTGGCGGTTGGCAGCATTGCGGGTGCAGTTGGAGCGGGAATCGTCAAGTTTGTTGGAACTCTAAAGGGTGGATCATGAGTTTCGTACTCGGACCGCGTTCTCTAGCCAAGCTGGAAGGCGTACATCCTGATCTTGTGCGAGTCATCCAGAGGGCAATCGAGATCAGCCCCGTAGACTTCGCCGTTACTGAAGGTCTTAGGACGCTGGCGCGTCAGAAAGAATTGCTGGCAGCCGGCGCTACTACCACCCTCAAGTCTCGCCACCTTACCGGGCACGCGGTTGATCTTGCGCCATATGCAGCCAGGAAGTTGCGCTGGGACTGGCCGCTGTTTGATCAGTTAATCCCTGCAGTTAAACAGGCTGCAATTGAGTGTGGCGTTCAGTGTGAGTTTGGATATGACTGGACGACGTTTAAAGATGCGCCTCATATACAGCTTTCTTGGGAGAAGTATCCGTGAATGAAGATCATCTGTCGTGGCTGCTCATCTTTGGCGGCACTGGGCTTCACTTCCTTGCCAACTGGGGCCAGCACTGGCGCACAGTCGCCAAGGTAGGCCCGATTGACTACTTCAAGCTGGATATCCCAAGCGGTATTTACGCCGTGGTGGCATCCGGCATTTCCGGATTAGTCCTTCCGCAGCTTGGCCCGATCATCGGGGTTGCTCCTCCGCTGGGTGCCGTTGCTGCCGGGTATATGTCATCCAGCCTTGGTAGCAAGTTCACCGCGCTGGCAAAGCAGTGATAGCCTTCCTGCTCGCCAACCGGAAATGGGTCGGCTACGGGCTGGCTGCTACCCTTGTCGCCGGACTACTGCTGGCCTACCGCCATAGCCTGATCGTGGATGGCAGGAGGCAAGGGGAGGCTAAGATTCAGGCCCTGTGGGATCAGGACAAGACCGCATGGCTTGCAACTAACGCCAAGATTGAAGCGGACGCCAAGGCCCAGTTAGAAGCGACCAAGGCCAAGAACGTAGAGGTATTGAAGGATGCGAACGAACAACTGCTGGCCATTGCTGCTGATCGGGACAGCCTTAGCGGGATGCTGCGCGACGCCTCAGACCGTATACGTCGCCTCGCCTCCAGTGCGGCCACAAGTCAGCGCGGAGCTGATGTCGCCGCCGGAATCGCCGCCCGCCAGAGAGAAATTGACGAAGCTTACGACGCCTACGACAAAGCCTGTCGCAGAGACGCAGTGAGATTCCAAAAGCTTCAGCAGCAAATCTCAGAGCAGATGTAAAAAGGGCCGGTGTTACCCGGCCCTTGGGGCTAGCACTTCTTGCCGCCCTTGCCCTTACCTTTCTTGCCCATGTGGGATCACCTCCTTCATACGCCGTCGTTGTTTTCGTGCATGTGGGGGAATTCAGCCGCCGCCATAGCTTCCTTGGCGCTGTCATGGATGCTGCGTAGATCCTTCGCGCACCATAGCTCGTAGAACGCCCTGCCGTCCACGTACACCTTGGCGATGGTGTACTTCACGGCACCATCGCTTTCAAGGAAGTATTTGCCGCCCTGGAGCCAGTTCAAAAGTCGCTCTCCACTGCCTTAGACAACCGCTCATCAGCAGCAACGCTGGCATCCTTTAGGCGCTTCTTGTCGGCAGCCTGAACCTTACTCCACACTTCAAGCCGGGTCGCCTCAAGTGCTGCCAGAATGCCCTTGTCAGCGGCTGCAGCGTACTTCGCT